GTTCTCATTAAAAATACAACTTCTACTGATAATTGGATAGTATTTGACAATGCAAGAAATACTACGAATCCAAGAACTAAAGCTGCAATAACAAGTTCATCAGGTGAAAACACAGAAGCAGGAGCAGTTTTAAATTTTTATAGTAACGGGTTTCAATCAGTAGGTACAGGTGGTGGAGCAGGTTCAGGTGGAATAAATGCAAGTGGCGATACATATATCTATATGGCATTTGCTTCAGATCCTGACACAGAAGCACCAACACTTGCAAGTAGTTTTAATATAGAAACTTATACAGGTTCAGGTGCAGCGAAAAGTATTACTGGAACGGGATTTTTACCAAATCTTGTGTGGATTAAAGATAGAGATACTAATTTTTCACACGCTTTAACTGATAGTGTAAGAGGGGTTGGTAACATAATAAAATCAAATTCTACTGATGCACAATCTACTGATGTACAAACAATAACTTCATTTGATAGTAATGGATTTAGTATTGGAACTGCAGGTGGTAGTTTTGGGAATAATGGTGATGATTATGTTGCTTGGACTTGGAAAGCTGATGATAACGAACCGACTGCTTTTTTTAATAGTGTTGTAACAGGAGTATATAAATTTGAAGATAATGTTAATGATGTAGCAGGGAATAACAATGGTGCTAATGGAGTTGATATAGCTTATACTTCAAGTGGTAAATTTAATAAAGCAGTAATTAGTAATGGAACAAATACTTCATTATCTCTTTCTCAAACACCACCAATGACAACTGCTTGGACTTTTTCTTTTTGGTTTTATGCAACTGAATCAGATTCTAATATTCGAGTAATATTACAAACAGGAACAGGTTTTGCAATAGGATTAGAACTAAGCAAAATATATATATTTACTGGTGGTTCAAATAGAGGTAGTGGAACATCTATTAGCTTAAATACTTGGTATCATTACGCTGCAACTTATGATGGAACAAGTGTAAAAACATACCTTAATGGTTCTTTAGCAGAAACAATAACAACACTTACAGGTATGTCAGTAGGTAATTTAAAATTATTTGACCCACCTTATGGAAGTTGGGCACACTATACAGGAAGATTAGACCAATTAAGGGTGTATAGCACAGGTTTATCATCAACTCAAATTACTGCTTTATATAACGAATCTGCTTCAGATAATGATACAGTAGAATTTCCAACTGGATTACCAAATGGTTCAGTTTCTTCTATAGTTAGTGCAAATGCAAATGCAGGGTTTAGTATTGTTCAATTTACAAACAATAATCCTGGTGAAAAAGCACGAATCTTTCACGGATTATCAGCTACTCCAAATATGATAATATTAAAAAGAACTGATGGAACTGAAAATTGGTATGTATATCATAGTTCAATGGGATTAACTAAATTTATGAGGTTAGATTTAACTGATGCACAAGGAAATGCAACTAATTTATTTAACACAGTAAATTCAACAGTATTTAATCCATCTTTTACTGGTACAACAGGACAAACTTGTATAGCTTACTGTTTCCACGATGTTGCAGGATATCAAAAGTTTGGAACGTATACTGGAACAGGAGCAACTGGTAATACTGTAGCATTAGGATTTAAACCTGACTTTGTAATGGTTAAATCATCAAGCACTACAGAACCCTGGTTTATATTGGATAGTAAAAGAGATACAGGTAATCCGAGAGATAATCGTTTAATGGCAGATAGTGATGCTGTAGAAGATGATGGAAGTGTGCATACTATGAATTTTAATTCAACAAGTTTTACATTAAATGGAACAACAGGAAATGGAACAAATGGTAATGGACAAACTTATATATATTGGGCAATAGCTAAAAATGTACCAAGCAACACAACATTAGCGAATAGCTTTAAAGCTGTAATATATAGTGGAGATGCTACTAACAATAGAGCTATTGATGTTGGATTTCAACCTGATATGGTTTGGTTAAAAACAAGAAATCAAACTAACGACCATAATATAATTGATACAATTAGAGGGGTAGATAAACAAGTAAGACCTAATAGAGATATTGCAGAAGTTAGTGCAACAGATTTAATAAAATCTTTTACTTCAACTGGATTTACATTAGGAACTGGTGGAGATGCAAATGCTTCAGGAAACACCTATGTTGCTTGGGCTTGGAAAGCAGGTAATACTTGGCAATCTAATATAGATGGATCATCAGGAAGTATAGTAAATGTAAATACTGCAAATGGGTTCTCTATTGTGAAATATGTTGGAAATCAAACTGCAGGACACACAATTGGACACGGACTTGGTGCAGTTCCTCAAGTAATTATACTTAAATGTTTAGATGTAGTAAGACCGTGGTATGTATATCACGTTGGAGTTGATGCAAGTAATCCTTCTCATTATAATTTAAGATTGAATGCAGGTGATGCAAGACAAGATTCTCAAACAGAATTTAATGATACAGAACCTACAAGCACTGTATTTACTTTAGGTACTGCTTCAGGACCAAATGGAACAGGTAGTAATTACATTGCTTATTGTTGGACACCAAAATCAGGATATAGCAAGTTTGGAAGTTATAGTGGAAATGGAAGTACAGGTCAAACTATACCAACAGGATTTAAACCTGACTTTGTAATGATAAAATCTACAAATAATGGTTCTGATTGGTATATGATAGATTCTGTAAGACCTAATAATAAGTTTTTAGTTGCAAATGGTACTACTGAATATACTGCAAGTGATACTCATACATTTGTAGACACAGGTTTTACATTATCAGGTGAATCATATAATAATTCAGGTTATGATTGGATATATATGGCATTTAAAATGAATTAAGATGGAAGGATTTAAACCAACATTAATAGGGATAGGAGTATATATAGTAAGTATGTCACAATTAAACGAAGCACTACAATCTCTACTAATAATAGCAACATTGGTTTATACAGTAATTAAGACAATACAACTTTTAGATAAATACGATAAAAAATAAATTATGGTAAGAATACTAAGATGGTTAGCGAGTCAATTCGAAACGTTTAATCATTATGTCTCAGCTAAGTGGAACGCTTGGTTGAAGAAAATAAAAATGTAGTAAATGGATCGTATAAGTAAACATATTAGCTATAGAGAAGCTATACATTCTAATACTAGTTTACGATTAAACATTGATAATACTCCAAGTGATTATCAAATAACAAATATGGTTGGAGTCGCAACAAATATATTTGAACCTTTAAGAGATTGGGTAGGTGGTGCTATCAAAATTAATTCTATGTTTAGATCTGACAAGCTGAATAAAGCAATTGATGGTAGCACAAAATCTCAACATTGTCAAGGTAGAGCAATTGACATAGATGATACTTTTGGTCATAAAACTAATTCTGAAATGTTTGACTATATAAAAGCTAACCTAGATTTCGACCAATTAATATGGGAATTTGGTGATGACAACAATCCAAATTGGGTACACGTTTCATATGTTAGTAAAGATGAAAATAGAGGTAGATGTTTGAAAGCATATAAAGAAAATGGTAAAAGTAAATATATGGTAATATGAGTAAGAAGAAACTAAAAGACACTAAAGTAGGTAGGTTTCTTAAAGGTGCTGGATCATCTATAATAGATTCATTAGGTGATGTATTACCAGACAATGGAGTATTTGGCGTTGTAAAAAACTTAATTAATAAAGATAAAACTTTACCACAAGAAGATAAAGAAAAAGCATTAGCATTGCTTAATCAAGACACTATCGAGATGCAAGAAGTATCAAAAAGGTGGTCTAGTGATATGCAATCAGATTCTTGGCTAAGTAAGAACACGAGACCTATGGCGTTAATATTTTTAACTATATCTATGGTGTTATTAATATTTGTTGATTCGAGTGGGTTAGATTTTAATGTTGATAATGGTTGGATTGATCTTCTTAAATCTTTATTAATAACAGTGTATGTAGCATATTTCGGCTCAAGAGGGGCAGAAAAATTTAAATCAATAAGTAAATAATTATGTGTAATTGTGAATTTTGCATTTGTAAATAATGCCTAGAAAAGCTAAAGTATCAATATATATTCCACCTAAAAAGAAGAAGCGACCTGGCGTTCATTCTAAGAACGCATCTAAGAATCAAGTAGGTTATAAGAAGAAGTATAGAGGTCAAGGTATAAAGAGATAATACTTTAGTTATTATAATAAAAAGAAAAGAAAGAAAAGGGTAAAAGAAAGAAAAGAAAAAGTTCCCCTAGAGAAAAAGAACTTTCAATATTTACCTGAACCAACAATATCTCTATTGAAGTTTGTAACTTTTTTCGTAGATTTACGACTACGTATTTGCAAATATATAAAAATGTCACAAATAGAAAAATTTATAATCAGATCAATTCCTAAAGAACAAACTAAAGAATGGTTTAAATATAAACACTATGCAAAACGTATTCCAAGCATTAGATATTCTTTTGGATTATATGATGGTGATGAGCTGATAGGAGTTTGTACATATGGTAATCCTATATCAAAAGAGTTGTGTGAAAATGTTTGTGGTAAGAAATATAAACACAATGTATTAGAGTTAAATAGGTTGGTTGTCAATGATGGCTTACCAAAAAATACTTTATCATATTTTGTAGCACACACTTTTTATAAGTTACCACAACCAATGATTGTTGTTTCATATGCTGATACAGACCAAAATCATCAAGGTTATATATATCAAGCAACTAATTGGATATACACTGGGTTAACTAAGAACAATTGGGATTGGAAAGAAAAGGGTACTAATAAACATAGTAGAACTCTAGGTGATAGTTTTAGTACAGAATATATGTATGCACACCCTGAGAGGTTTGAAAGAATACCAAGATCAAGAAAGCATAGATATATAATGATATTAGCTAGTAAACGACTAAAGAAAAGATTAATAAATTTATTAAGTTATAATGTAGAACCTTACCCCAAAGGTAATAACAAACGTTATGATGCTAGTCACAATACAACAACACAATTAAATATGTTTAATGGAACTTAGATACTTTCAATATGATGAGTTTGATTCTCCTGATATGCAAGGGAGTGGTTATGGTTATATGGATAGAGAATTTTTACATTGCTTAGACGAAGCTAGAGATATAGCTGGTGTAAAGTTTAAAATATTAAGTGGTTATAGAAGTCCTAAAGAGAATATAAAAAAAGGTGGTTTATCTACATCAAGTCATTTAATTGGTCGTGCTTGTGATATTAGATGTAGCGATACTAGGAAAAGATTATTAATTATAGAGGGTTTATCAATGGTTGGTTTTAGGAGATTTGGTATAGGTAAAGACCATATTCACGTAGATAGTGATGATCTGAAAAAACCTAGTATTTGGATCATTCCAAATTATATATAAAATGTTAATTATTTTTTATACATTTGTATAACTAAATTAAATTATATGAATATTTCAGAAAAATTATTAGCAATTCAAACTGAACTTAATGTGCCTAAGAAAAGACGCAATAATTTTGGTAACTATAACTATAGAAGTGCAGAGGACATTCTTGAGGGTGTTAAACCACTTACTATGAAATATAAACTATCACTTAAACTTAGTGATACCATCAAAGAAAAGGGTGGGCGTTTATACATTGAATCTACAGCCAAGTTAATTGATTGTGATTCAGTAGATATGCAAATAGAAAGCAAAGCACAAGCTGTGATTGACTTTAATATGAAAGGTCAAGCCGATCCACAAAAGACTGGAAGTGCTTCTTCTTATGCAAAGAAATATGCTTTAGGTAATTTATTCTTAATAGATGATACACAAGATTCTGATGCATCAAATACACACGGTGTTAAGGTATTGGAAGTATTAAAAGATAAAACTGAGAAGTTTGATAAAGCACTCAATTATATTAAAGAGGGTGGTTCATTAAATTCTATTATGGAAAAATATAAAATGTCTAAAGTAGTAGAAAAGAAATTGCAAGAAGCAATTGATAATCGTAAAGTAATAACTAAATAAATTTAATATGAGTGTATTAGGAACAATTGGAATTAAAGGTAGAGATGGTAAATATAAAAACTACACGATCTCTATAAGCGACTTTACTAATGAGTATGGTCAAAATATATCAATGTACGATGAACAAACTGAGGAAGAAAGAAATGCTAAAACGCCTAAGAAGTATATAGGTAATGGCAAAGTATTTTGGACTGATGGTAAAGTTAGCGTAGCAACAAAAGATTCCCAAGAAACAGCAAAGCAAGTAGTTTCTGCAGACAGTGACGACTTGCCTTTTTAATTAGTAGTTTTTTCAATAATTGGTAATTGTAAGGGGGGGTTAACGCTTCCCCTTTTTTTATGGATAAAAAGATAAATAAAATATTTAATAGACTATCAGATCAAAGAACAATAGATTTGTTTGATGATTTAGTTAATGATATAAACGATTTACAATTAAAGAATATGTTACTTGAAAGATTTCTAGTGTGGTACATAACTGAGAAATTTGATAAACAAGAATTGTATAATGATAAACCAATGTTGTTACATTTTTTTAATACTTACATTTTAAATAACTTTAGAAGTGTAATACAAATAAGTAAGAAAGAGCATTTTGAAAAACTAAGAGTAAACCTATATGAATACATCGTTACTAATGAAATTAAAACTGATTTAGATATTGATGATTTTGTAGGTGATGTCAAGAATAAAATAACCCTTATAATAAACGACCTAATTAATGACTTATAGTATAAATTTTGAAGAGAAGTTTGAGAAGATATTAAAAGAAAGCTACGTAGATTCTAATGAAGAAATAACAGAACCACCAATAGCTTTATCAAAAGGAGTTGCTTTTAACAAAGAACCTATACCATTAGGAACATATGGTAACTTTAGTTTCATTAGTGCAGGACCTAAAAGTAAAAAGACATTTCTAGTAAGTTTATTGGCGTCAGCTTATATGGGTTCACACGAAACTTACATTAAAGATATAAGAGGTTATAGAGGTACTAAGAAAGTATTACACTATGATACAGAGCAGAGTAGGTATCACGCACAAAGAACTTTTAATAGAGTGCATAAAATGTGTAAGGATTGCACTGGATATGAAACATATGCATTAAGACAATTTTTACCAAAGGAAAGATTAGAGTTTATTGATTGGCATATATCTAAATCTGAGAATGTAGGATTGGTTATTATTGATGGGGTTGCAGATTTATTAAACGATATAAATGACATAGAGAAATCTAATAAGGTCATTCATTATTTAATGAAATGGACTTTAGATTACAACATACATATAATAACTGTGATACATAGTAATTTCTATAACTCAAAAGCTACAGGACATCTTGGTTCATTTCTTGAGAAGAAAACAGAGACACAAATAAGTGTACAAACATCTCCTGCGAACAAAGACATTGTTATTGTAGAATGTAAAAAAAGTAGAGGTATACCATTTTCTTCATTTGCATTTGAAGTAAGACAAGGACTACCAATTGTAATTGATAATGTAGAAGAATATAATAATTCACCTTTTTAATGATACTAACTTTAGATATTCAGATCAAACCACAAGCACACCAATCTTTTAGATTTGCTAGAAATGGTAGAAGATATAAACCAAAAAAGATTACAGATTATCAAAATAAATTACGTAACTTAGTTAGTGAGCAACTACCTACCAAGTATGAAATTGTACAAGCTGGATCAATAATTAAGATTAACTATTTAGAATATATATTTAGTTACCCTAAGAGTTTCTCTAAAAAGAAAAAGCAACAATTCAACTATAAAACTACTAAACCAGATTTACCAGACAATCTAAACAAAGCGTTTTTTGATGCTTTAGAGGGTTTGGTTTACGAACAAGATCAAAACATTGTGGTTATTAATAATATGACTAAGTTTTATGGTGAAGAAGATAGAATCAAAGTGCAATTTAATTTTATGTAATGAGTATTCAATTTGAGTGGATTAAAGGTTTCGTAGTTGGTTTTGACTACGTTGAAGATATAGAAATATTCCCTGATGAATTTGCTGACTTAATAAGAATACATCTAGGTTTCTTTTGGATAAACATATTCTATATAAGATGATGGAACTTCTATCTAAATATCATAAACTTTGGATAGCAATGGGATTATCAATTGGCATACGCAATGACTTAGTAGAAGATTTCATTCACGAAATGTACCTCAAACTTAATAAGTATATATCAGATCCTCAAAAAATAATGTATAACGAAACTGAACCTAATAAGTTTTACGTTTATATAACAATCAAAAATTTATGGAACGATTATTTAAGAGCTAAATCTAAGCATAGAATGGTTAGCATAGATGAACTAGAAGAAAACAATGAAAATCATAAAACTTATCTTCCATTGATTTATGACGCTAATGATACATACCATAAGAGAAATAAAGATTATGCACAACAAATAATACTAGATAATATACAACAAGAAGTAGATGGTTGGGATAGATGGTACGATCAAAAGTTATTTAAAATATATTATGAAACTGATATTAGTATGAGGAAACTAGCTAAGGATTCTCATATATCAGTAACATCAATATTTAATAGTTGTAAGAACTATAAGCAAATAATAAATAGTAAGTTCAACGAAGATTACCAAGATTATATCAATGGTGACTTCCATTTAATTAAACATAAAAAAGATGAGTAAAATTCCTAACAAACCAAAAGACAAAAGAACCAAAGCGTATAAACAATGGGTTGCTAAATATGAAAAGCAATCTAGTGGTTTAGGTGATAGCGTTGAGAAGATAACTAAAGCAACTGGTGTTAAAAAAGTAGTAGATACTATCTTCGATGCTCTTGGAAAAGATTGTGGTTGCGATGGTCGTAAGAAAACATTAAATGAATTATACCCTTATAATAAACCTAAGTGTTTAAGTGAGGGGCAATTTAATTATTTGTCTGATTTCTTTAGTGTTCAATCAAATACAATAACATCAGCACAACAAAAAGACTTATTAAATATATATAACTATGTATTCAACACAAAAGATGAAGCAACAAGTTGTGGTAGTTGTTTTGCTTCTAAGATAAATAGACTAAAAGAAGTTTTTGAATTATACTTATGATAGAAAAAGACTTATTCATATATTTAAAAGAAAGGATTTACCCTGACTTAGTTATGAGTAATAGTCCTATTAGTAGATGGGATTGTTATAGTCCTATAACTAAACATAGAATAGAATTAAAATGTCGCAAGAAACATTATGACGAATTAGTTATAGAGAAAGGGAAGTTTGATGCAATGATATTTAAAGCCAATGATAATTTTGATCTTCCTATATATATTAATTCAACACCAAAGGGTGTATACAAATGGAATTTGTTTTTCGTTAACCCATCTTGGTTTATGAAGCAATTACCTAAAACAACAGAGTTCTCTAACAATACCAAAATATCAAAAGAGATTGCAATGTTATCAATAATAGACGCAGAAGTATTATGAGTAAAACAAAACATCAAATCAGAAAAGAGCAACCAGTATTTAGTGGTGTTCTTAAATATTTCCCAAAAGCAATTCGATACGTTTCTAAAGTAAGCTACATTGGGAATGAACAACATAACCCTAACACACCTTTACATTGGGATAGGTCTAAATCAAAAGATGAGTTAGATGCTTGTGTAAGACATTTATTAGACCATACAGAAAACCCAATAGATGATGATGGTATTTTACATTTAGGTAAATCAGCTTGGAGAATATTAGGTGCATTAGAAAAATTCTTAGAAATGCAAGATGAATAGTCTTTGTTTATAATTTGTTTATTATATTTGTCAAGTGAATGTTTTAGAGTTGTTTGCTGGTAGTTGTACTTTTAGTAAAGAAGCACAAAAATTAGGTCACAATACATTTAGTTCTGACTATCGTCAATTTGGTAACGTTGACTATGTTGTTGATGTATTTGACTTTGACATCTCTAAAGTTCCATTTAAACCAGACTTAATATGGGCGAGTCCACCTTGTACTTCTTTTAGCGTCGCAGCACTATGGAGACATTGGGATAAGCTGACACCAATAAGTGACAAAGCAAAGTATGGAGTCAAGATGGTACAAAAGACATTAGACATAATTAATGAATTTAATCCTAAGTATTGGTATATGGAAAACCCTAGAGGGAGACTCAGATCATTAGATGTAGTTAAAGATTTACCTAGAACAACAATATGGTATTGTAAATATGGTATGACTATGGCTAAACCAACTGATGTTTGGACTAATAATTTGTTTGATCCGATGTTCAATACGAGTGGGTGGAAACCTAGACTACAATGTTTTAATGGCAACAAAGATTGTCACCACGAAAAAACAGATCGTGAAGCAAAGAAAGTAAAACAAATGGGTATATCTCAAGTAAGTGGGAATCACAATAGAAGTATGTTACCAAAAGAATTATGTATAGAAATATTAAAACAAAGCAAATATGATTAAATTATTAGACAATTCCGAATGGAACAAAGATGAGTTAAAATTAAAAATGTATGATGATAGTTTTTATTATGGTTATCTAGGTAAAAACGCATTGTCATCAAGTAGTGCAAAACCATTATATAAATCTCCACACGCATACAAGAGATTCACTAGAGAAAATATAAGTGGGAACAAAGCGATAAGAGAGGGGAAGTTATTCCATACTTTGTTATTAGAAGAGGAAAAGATTCAACATAATTACTTATTTGTTGACTCAAGCACTAGAACAACAAAGAAGTTTAAAGATGCTGAATTAGATAATCCACACTTAGAAGTTATGACGAATAGAGAATTAGAATCTATGAGTTATTTAATTAGTACATTTGAATCTAACGTAGAAGCTAGTGAGTTTATGAGAAAAGGTGTAGCTGAGGAACCAGGGATTGATACTCTATTTGATTTTCCTTTTCGTGCTAAAGCAGATTATCTACGATCTGATATGATAATAGATATTAAGACAACTCAAACATTAGATGGTTGGGGTTACAAAGCAAAAAAAGTATATCATTATGATATGCAGGCGTACATATATACAAAAATTTTCCAAGTACAAAACTTTGTTTTCTTGGTTATAGATAAGAGTACAGGAGAGATAAAATCATTTCCTGTAACGCAAGAAACTTTAGATGGAGCAGAAAAGAAAGTACAAATAGCGTGTGAAACTTATAAAGATTATATGTATGACAAAACAAAGAGCATCAATCAATACCTTACAACAGAATATTTATAAAGAACAAATTAGTCAGAGTTATTATTTAACTCTAAGAGACTTAGTTGCAGGAGTATCGTATAAAGATTTAGTAGATGACTTGTATGAATTTGAACAAAAAGAAATGTATGAAGTTTGTGCAGGAATATTAAAAGCATTAAAATATGCAAAAGAGAAAACGTATAAACAAATAAAACTAGAATTAAACCAATATGAGTACAAACACGAACTTGACATTGTCACAAATAAAAATCTTAGTATCTAAGGATCTGAAGATTAACATTAAGAAAGATAGTAGAATAAGAAAGTATGTTTATGCTAGAGCAATTTACTTTAAACTATGTAAAGAGTTTACACACGCATCATTAGCAGAGATAGGTGAAAGCGTTAATAGAGAACACGCCACAGTTATTCACGGACTAGAGGTATTCAATATGATTGCTTTGTATAATGATACGATTATGGCTAGTTACAATAGGATAAGAAATGCTTTACTACAAGAGGGTAATCAAGCACTTAAAAGATATAGTGAGGTTCACTATTGGAGAATTAAGTATGAGGACTTACTTAAAGACCACGATGAACTTCTCCGCGCACATTTAGATTTAGAAAGAAAAGTAGATAACCACGAAATTTATGGGGAGAAAACCTAAGCAATATAAATACGTTAAACAAAACGATGGTCGTAAGAATAATGGTAGGAAGAAAGGTGTAAGAAATATTGATGTACTAGATGCAAATAGTTCATTGCGAGTTAATAAAGCTAAACGCAATAGAGCAACAATACATACACAAAATGCTATTAGTAAAGTGTTCGGATCACAAGAAGAGTTTTTTGAATCTACTGCAATGTTTGCTAAGAAAGGTTCTTTCCCACACGCAAAACTATTAATGGAATATGGTTTTGGTAAACCTGGCGATAGCGATGATGACAATCAAAAGAATGTTAACATCAATATAAAGAATTTATTTACTGGTAACGAAGAAGAGAACACAATTGATATAGATGAAGAAACCAAGTCTTAACCCAAAATATAATGCACTTGGAAATGACTCTAGGTATTTTGTAATAACTGGTGGTAGGGGTAGTGGTAAATCATTTGCAATAACTACATTCTTAGCGTTCCTAACGTTTGAACAAGGTCACAAGATACTATTTACTAGGTACACAATGATTAGTGCGTCTAACTCAATCATTCCAGAGTTCCTTGAGAAGCTACAACTATATGACATAATGCATCACTTTAGAATAACTAAAGATGAAATCTTAAACATAAGTACTGGTAGTTCAATAATCTTTAAAGGTATTAGAACAAGTGCTGGTAATCAAACTGCAGCACTTAAATCTATAAATGGAATTACTACTTGGGTTCTTGATGAAGCTGAGGAGATGACTAAGGAAGAGGACTTCGATAAGATAGACCAATCTGTCAGATCAAAAAATAAACCTAACAGGGTTATATTAATATTAAACCCTGCGACCAAAGAGCATTGGATATATCAAAGATTCTTTGCTAGTAAAGGTGTAAACACAAGTGTAAATTTATCTAACGACAATGTTACATATATTCACACAACTTTCAAAGACAATGAAGATAATCTTTCTGATTCATTCTTAATACAATTACAAGATATAAGACGTAGACGACCAGATAGATACAATCATCAAATACTTGGTGGTTGGTTAGATAAAGCTGAGGGTGTTATCTTCACTAATTGGAGAGTCGGTGAATTCAATGAGGAAGTAGATTCTATTTATGGTCAAGACTTTGGCTTCTCAATTGATCCGACTGTGCTTATAAAAGTTGGTGTTAGTAAAGCATTAAAGAAGATTTGGATAAAGACAATGTATTGCAAACCTGGTATGTCGACACAAGAAATTGGTGAATCAAATCGTAGGTATGCAAACGATGAGCTGATTATATGTGATAGTGCAGAACCTAGACTAATCAATGAACTTAAAGGGTATTGTAATATTAAACCAACTATAAAAAGGAAAGGTTCAATATTAACGGGTATAGCTTTATTACAAGATTATGATCTGATTGTAGATTCAAGTAGTATTGAAATGATTAAGGAATTAAATAATTATGTATGGCACGAAAGAAATACTAAGCCAATACAAAAGTATGACCACCACATAGATTCATTACGTTATTGCACACAATACTTTTTAGCCAACTCAAATAAGGGCGTGTACGTTATACGCTAAACTTAACAGGGTTCAATACGATTGGGTTCAACATAATGGGGTTATGCAAACCACCAAAGTAGTAGATAAGTCCAAGCAAAGACCATCAAACTCCAAATTATCGATATGATTATATATTTTACTCTTTTCATTGAGCTGATAAATATATATATTTTATTGTACATAAGTTGTATATAAGTTTGGTTTTTTATATCTTAGTAGCCTAATTAAAAACAATTACTATGAGAATTTATATATTACATACAACACATAATTTACAAGATTACAATGACCATCAAGTATTCACATCTTGGTCGGAAGCCATCAAAAAGTTTGATGAGATAAAAAAAGAAGCACGATCTGATGATAGCACTAGAGAAATTTATACTGATGAGTATGACGAATTTTATTTCGAGGGATCTGAGGGTAATGAAAAGATTTATATTACTGAGCATAATGTATATGATAATGAAAGATACGCTAGACAATGTAGCATTAGTGATGAGGGAATGAATGAGGGTTGGATAGATGAAGATACAGGAGTGTACTTCAAGTATAAAAAAGATGTTCTTAAGTACATTAAAGATTTAATGTTGAATACATATGAATCAGAGGGTGATAGCATATTTGATATTGACAAGTATAAAAAAGATGATGACATTGTTGATGTTGGATATGAACATTTCAATACTTATTGGACTTCTTGGGAATGTGAAACTGACTTACAATATAAGTTAGTCGATGGAGAATTAATAGAAGATTATGATTTTCAAGAGGAAGCAACAAGAAAGTTAAGAGACAAGATGGAACACGAAAGAGTCCAAAGATTAAGAGAACTAGGACAAATAAAATAATATGGGATATAACACACAATTTATCGGTCAATTTAGGTTAAGTAAAAACTTAGATGATGTATTGGTTAATAGGTTTAACGAACTACAAAATAAAAGACACGATCTGAATTCGTACCCAAGTAGATATAATCATTGGCATATTAAAAGACAATATGGTAATCAATATCTAGCGTGGAATGGTGGCGAAAAGTTTAGACATTATTTAGCTTGGCTTGACTTAGTATGCAAACAATATTTAGAAATGTGGGGAGTCACCTTGAGTGGCTTCGTTACATATATTGGAGAAGATAAATCTGACTATGGAGTTATTGAGTGCGTAGAGAAGATGAATCTACAAAATGGAATTAGTTATACTAAAATGTTAGTGTACAAATTATCTGAACCAAAATGGGATAGACAAACAATTGAAGATTCTATCAAAGAAGAACAAGGAGAGTATAAAGAAATAAGAAGATGGATAAAATGAGCAAACAAGATAACACTTACGTAATAGAGTTTCAAGAACTCAAGAAGTTTGAATATACTATTGAGGGTAAAGATAAAGCAGATGCATATAATAAATTTATGACAGAATATTATTATAGTATGAGAGATGTATCAGCAGATCCGAATTGTAAACAGTTAGGTTGCAAGTTTGAGCTGACTCATATATGGTTGATGACTAAATCTAAAAGCAATGTTAAAACACATTGCAAACAATGTGAATATGATAATCCAATAGATACATTGGTATTCTGTGAGTCGTGTGGGTTTCCTCTCGACCTTGATATAGAATATAAAACCTTTAATGGATTGCCAAACTTAATAGATAAAAAATGACAATAAACGAATCACTTATCAAGTATCTCCACGCTAGAGTTGAGAGATTATCTGTAAACTACCAAAAGCTAAAAAAAGAGAATCGTAAGCTGAGGGAAGAAAACACTAGACTTAATAGGTCTACTAAATTTAAATCAAGTTTATAATGGAAAATAAAATAATAACTATTGCAAACGTAATCAATCTAATAATGGCTATTGTATTTCTTACTTTAGCAATTATTGATCTGATACATCAAGGTAACTCGTATGGATATTTCTTTATGATATATCTAGCTACACTTTTAATAACGAAACTAATAAATAAATAATGGAAGGACTAATATTTTTAGCACCAGGATTTTTACTCGTAGCAATTCTACTTGTAGATTTCTATATTAACGAATAGTAATTCATTAAACATAGTGGGTTCAACATAACAGGGTTCAACATAATGGGTTCAATACGATGGGGTTGATTAATTTCTTCCTCATTTTTTTTGTGCTTTCGTCAGCTTGAGGAATCAGATCAAGAAATTAAAGAGCATAAAAAAACCCCCTAAAGAAGATTATAATCTTTAGAGGGTTCAAACTAACTAACATAGAAAAAAAGAAGTTTATATCTTTTTAATGATAATATTCTTTTTTGGCTTTAGTGTTTTTATTTTACCATTTTTGGTTAGATAGGTAATACTTTTGTCT